CGGCCGCACTCGCGGCCACGGGCGCGACACCAACCATGCCCGACGCATCCAACGTCGTCGGTCCGCGATTGTCGGCCGAGGCCAAATTGGAGCTCGACCGCCGCATGGGCGTCGTACCGACTAAGCCGGGCGTCGCGTCTACCGAGTTCACTCTACAGCTAGGCGTGCCAGTGGCCGACGCCGGAAAGGCTAAGGCGTAATCATCATGACCGCTATTACTATCAAAGAGCAGGCGATCGGATATTACGACTTCATTTTGAAGTCGGGTGTACAAGCCGAGCGCGGTAAAATCGCCGTAATCGATACGGGCGACGCGGGCGCAATCACCAAGGGCGCAACCGACACGGGTTTGATCCCTATCGGTATCTTTACGGCCGACGTACTAGGCGACGGCGTCAAGACTGTACAGGTCAAGTTTTGGTCGGAGATCGCCGCGTATTGGTGGGCTAACGATGCGACCACACCGATCGTACTCGCCGATCGCGGCACGCTCGCATACATAAAAGACGACACGACCGTGTCAGGCGATGACACTGGTCGCTCGGCGCTCGGGCTCGTACTCGACGTCAACTCGACCGACGGTGTGTTGGTCTACGCCGCGTATCCATTCGTGCCCGACGTCGTCGGCGTCTAACGATTGAAAGGGTCGAGTTAGCTCACCATGGCATCTATTACACCTAGTTTCCTGTTTGACCTTGAGTCAAACATGCGTCTCATTACCTCGCGCGATTACGATCGGTTGCTTAGCAACCTCTGGTATACGCGAATCACTAAGACCATTCCGAGCGGCGCGAAAAAAGAGCAAATCAGTTGGTTGCTCGATACCGCTCAAATCCGCCCGACCGGACACGGCGGCAACGTGCGATTCGACGATATCGTCGGGCTTACTACGTCAGTAGAAAACCTGAACGCGGCGGCCGGTCTCAAGGTCAAAAAAGAGCAGTTTACCGACCTCGACGGCAACGGCGTCGACCTTGCAACGCATTGGTCGCGTACCGTCGGCGCATACGCGGCGTATTGGCCGCAAAAGTCAGTCGCAAACGCGATCCTTGCCAACCCGATTACGTACGACGGGCTCGCGTTTTTTGCGACCGCTCACCCTGTCAATCCGTTTATCATCGGCGGGCCGACGTTCTCAAATATCAACACCGCGGGCTCGGGCGCGGGCGCAGTACCTATCGACGCGTCAGTGACGCTCGACGTCGCAGTAAATAACCTCGCCAAGGTTATTGCGGGCGTAGCGAATATCAAAATGCCTAACGGCGTCGATCCGCGGTTTCTACGCGTCGGCACGATTTTGCATCCGCCCGCGCTCACCGCGCGTGCGCAGCAAATCACTAACGCCAAATTCATCGCACAGGCGGCCGCCGCGGGTGGTGGCTCGGGCGACGTCGAGGCCGTGATCCGAAACTTTGGCCTCGGCCAACCCGTCGAAGTGCCCGAGCTCGGTGCGGCGTTTGGCGGATCGGATACGACTTACTACGTGGCATGCGAGGACATTTTGACGTCCGATCTCGGGGCCTTTTGCTACGTCAATCGCGAGCCATTCACCGTTTTATATTACGGGCCTCAAACGGATGCGCAGCTAGCACGAATCAAGGAATTTCAGTGGACGTCGGAAGGTCGCAACGCGATTTTGCCGGGCCACCCATTCCTGCTTTTCAAGTGCATGGCGGCCTAACGATTCTAACACCGTCGCTCGGCTCGTTAGGTCAGCGAGCCGAGCGCACTTTTTGACCTAACACTCAGGACCAACCATGGCCGAATACGCCGATCCCATTCTGCAGTATTTTACATACGACCATTTGCCGCCGCACCTCGCCTCGGTATCGCAACCGTGGTGCGAGCTCGCTCGGCTCATTACCGCGACGTTGCCGCAAAACGCCGAGCGTACGGTCGCGTTGCGCAAACTATTAGAGGGCAAAGATGCGGCCGTGCGAGCGGCGCTTACGGGCCCGGTGGAGCGTCGTTAGTCATGCCTTGGGCAATCATACTCGGTGCGATTGGCGTCGCACTCGCGGCCGTTGCCGAGGCCGGCGTTATACCCGGGCCGATTGGCGAGGTCGTCAAGATCCTTGGCAGCGCGCTCACGGGCGGCGCCGCCGTACACCGCGCGGTCGTCAAGCCCGCGACCAAGCCCGCACCCGTACACGACGAAAGCGACTAACACATGGCATCGGTTGCATATCAAACCTTGGTCGAGTTTCGCACGGCAACACTCATGCCCGACGAATTCGTCGACGAGTGCGAGGCGCGGTACCCGGGTTTTATAGACAACCGACTGTTATTGGTTTCGGCGCGTATCGATTCGGCGTTGGCCAAACGGTACAACGCACCGTTTCAGTCGCCATACCCGATCGCCGTATGCGATTGGTTGACCCGCATAGTCACGCATGATGTGTGGCTCAAGCGCGGCCGCGCCTCGACTGATGAAGATGCAAATATGTACTTGACCGACCGCGACGGTGCGTGGGCGGATATCAAGGAAGCGGCGAATTCAGAAACTGGACTGTTTGATTTACCCGCGCGTGCGAATACCGACGAATCGGGTATTGCGCGTGGTTTCCCGCGCGGCGTTGCACAGCAATCGCCGTACGCGTGGTCGGTGTCACAAGCCCGGATCGGGCGCAGCGAGGATGAAAACGCGTACTAACCATGACCGTCGACGAGCTCATAGCGCGCGTACAAGCGTTGCCCGATGCGTTGCTACTAGACGCGTTGCCCGAGTGCACCGAGGCCGTGCGCCGCGAGTCGTTGGCGACCGCACGCGCGGGCACGACGCCCGAGGGTGTTCCGTGGGCACCGCGTAAAGACGGCTCGGGCGCGGTACTGGTCAACGCCGCCGACGCGGTCAAGGTCGGCTTGATTGGTCGCACGATTTGGATTCGGTTGCTCGGAATCGAGGCGCGGCACCACAGGGGTCGCGTCAAGGGTAAAACCAAGCGGCAAATCATACCCGTCGGTCATATCCCGCCCAACATCGCGCGCGCGATGGGTGACGTGTTGACACGGCGATTTGAGGCATGGGCGGCGGGTGTCGACCATGGCTAGCATACTCGGTTGGGTTAGTTTGTATGAGGTCGTGTCGGCGAGTTTGCTCGCCGACGCCGTGCCCGTGACCAACCAATTTGGTTGGCGCGTGCCCGCACAGCACGCGATCGGCAATCGCATTGCATGGGTACCGGGTGACCCGAGCGGGCTCGTCGGTACGGTCACGGGCCCGCGCAACCCGGGCGGTTATCCGCGGTCGCTATTGACACTAAACGAGCAATTTACGATTTGGATAAACGGTCAAGACCTAAGCGCGCCCGAGGTCGAGATCGCTCAATACCGCGTGACGCGGTATTTGTACGACGCATTTATACGCGCGGTTTACCAAGCAAAACACGGTGCGTTTTATGTGCGCGCCCAAAAATGGGATACGCGGCGGCTTGAGCGTCGACACGGTGCGGTGTTGCAGCTTGTGTGTGAGCTCCAAGCCACGATCCCAGATTTGCCATGGTCGCAAATCCCGCCTTGGGCCGACGCGCCCGGCGACACCGAGTTTGAGGTCGACGTGTCAGAGCTAGACACAACCGAAACGATTACTGCGCCCTAACTATCAGGATCTAACACAATGACACAACCTGCAGTTACCATCTCTGAGTTAGATGGTGCGTTGGGCGTATTGCCGCCGAGCGCTGGTCAACTCATGGCGTTTATTGGCGCGTCGTCGGCCGGCGCACTCAATACGCCCGCCTCATACGCGCGCGTGCCCGACCTCATCGCGGCATTCGGTGCGGGCCCGCTCGTCGAGGCGGCGGCTTATTACATCGGTGCAACCGGCCGACCCGCGTTGATTGTGCGTTCCGACGCGTCGGTCGCCGCGGCCGTGAGCGCGGTCACGCACGTTGGCACGGGCACCTCGGTCGCGACGATCGCGGCGTCGCCAACGCCCGCCGATGATTACGAGTATGTGATCAAATTCACGCTCGGCGGCACGATTGCTACGGGCCCGATTAGCTATCAAGAGTCTTACGACGGCGGCCGCACGTATGGGCCCGTCAAAGCGTTGGGCACGGCCGAGGAAATTACACTTGGCGGTACGACGTTTGAGTTTGCCGCGGGCACGGTCGTTACGGGCGACACGTACGCGGCCGTAGCGACCGCGGCGCAGTGGTCAACGGCCGACCTTACAGCGTCGCTCACGGCGCTTGGAAACACGCTTACGGCATGGGAGCAACTGACGATCGTCGGCGCCCTCGACGGCAACGCACTCGACGCAATCGAGCTCAAGATCTCGGGTTGGCGCACGTCGGGCAAGTACAAGTCTTGGATCGCGAGCCCGCGTATCCCAGCCGTCGCCGAGTCGGCCGCGACTTATATCGCGGCCATGGGTGTTATATTTAGCGCCAAGGCGACCAAGTCGGGCACGGTCGCGGGCGCGGCCGCTAAGATTACGAGCGGCGTGTCGGGTCGCAAGTACCGACGCCCGATCAACTTTGCGATCGCGGCCGCGCAAGCGGTATCCGAGGAAATCAATATTGCCGACGTCAACCGCGGATCGTTGCCGGGCGTATCGATTCGCGACGACAATGGCAACGCCGACGAATACGACGAGTCACTGACACCCGGCCTCGACGATTTGCGCATGACGTCATTGCGCACGTGGGATGGGTACCCGGGCGTATACGTCAACCGGCCGCGGTTGCTTTCACCCGACGGATCCGACTTTCAACTGATCCCGCACCGCCGCGTGCTCAATCTCACCGAACGCGTGTTGCGCAACTATTTTATCCTGCGCCTAAACAAGCCAATTCGCGTCAACGCGACGACGGGCTTTATACTTGAAACCGAGGCGCTTGATATCGAGATGGGCGCCCGCGCGGCGATGGCATCGGCGTTGCTCGCCGCACCCAAGGCAAGCGGCGTGCAATTCGTTTTGTCGCGCACCGACAACGTATTGTCGACCAAAACCCTAACAGGTACCGCGCGCGTGATTCCGCTCGCGTACCCCGAATTTATCGACATTACGGTCGGGTATGAAAATCCCGCCTTAGTCGTGATTGGAGCCTAACAGTCATGTCTGATGGTATTCGCGTCAACGGTAATCAATTGTCGTGGGGCTCGATCGTGCTCAAGTTGCGCGGCGAGGACTACTACGGATTTACGGCGATCTCGTACGCCGATAAGGTCGAGCGCGTAAAAGCGTATGGCATGGGTCGGCACCACGCGCCGCGCGGCCGCTCGCGCGGTAAATACACGCTTGAAAATGTAAAGCTAACGGGTTGGAAATCGTCGGCGCAGATTTTCCGCGAGGCGTTGGCGCAAGCTAGCAACTCGGGCACGTCGTACGGCAACGTCGAGTTTTTGATCTCGGTTTTGTATTCTGAGCCCGACGAGCCCAACGTCGCGGTTGAGATCGGCGGGTGCGTATACGTCGCGACCACGTCGTCAGAAGAAGAGTCGGCCGATCCGCTCAAAGAAGAGATCGAGATCGACCCGATGTACATCCGACGCAACGGCCTCGTGCTGTTCGAAGACGCCGAGGGCGCACCGTTCGCGTGACGCGCAACTGGGCTGCTTTATAGTTTTTCAGAAATTATAAAGCAGCCGCTAACTGATCTAACGGACTGACCACCATGACCATGACCATTACCGACCAAACCAAAACCGAGGCCGAGTTACGACTCGCCGAGCTCCAAGCCAAACGCGCCGCACTGGTCGAGGCGGCCGCCGCACGGTTGGCGCCGACGATCGACGATCAAATCGCCGAGGAAACCACGCGCTTGGAGGCGGCGGAAGCACTCGACCGCGCGCAAATCGAATTCGGTGCCAAGCAAGTTGCGCTGGTCGAAACGGCCGCGGGCGACGTCGTCATACGCCGGCCGCACGTCGCCGCTTATCGCAAGTTTCAAGACGCCGAGGGCGCCAAATCGGACAACGCGATCGAATTCGTAAAGTCGTGTTTGCTGTATCCACCTAAGCCCGTATTCGATAAATGGTACTCGTCGCAAGCCGGCATATTACCAGGTATTGCTAACAAAGCGGTCGAGCTCGCTGGATTCCGCACGGGCGAGGCCAAGGGAAAATAGATGAGCTGCGCCGCCTAACCCAATCCGACGACGGCGTAGCAGCGATGTGTCTAATGGATTTGCTCGGGCGCGAGCCCGAGACGACTAACGAGTACGCGCGGGCGTTTGGCGGCGCATTGATAGTGGTTGGGATTGCTAGGGAGCTAACGCTAATACGCCGATTGATAAGGGCGGCACTACCCAATGGCAAATAGCGAAGAAACAGCCACATTTGGAATCGTCGCCGAGGATGGTGTTAGCGCGCCCGTCGACTCGGCGTCGACCGCCCTAAAAAACCTCAAACGCGAGATCGACTCGGATAACCAAGCACTCGGCGCCATGAATCGCGCCATGAAGCAATTGGAGTCGGCGACCGATCCCAACCGCGAGGCGATCGACGCGCTTGGCTCGCAAATGGGTCAACTCAAGGAAAAGATCGCCGAGTCCAACGCCGAGTTTATCAAGCTAGGCGGCTCGTTTCGGAAGCCAATCAAGGGCCCGCGACCACCCAAGCCCGAGCCGTTGCCCAAGGTCGACCCGCCCGTAACGCCGCCCGTGACCGACGCGGTCGACCAGCTCAAGGCGGCGATCGGTATGTTGCCCGCACCGATTCAATCGGCCATCGGCAAATTCCAATCACTGAGCAGCATGGGCGGCGCGGCCGCATTGCGTATGGCTGGCCTCGCGGGCGCAATCGTATTGGTCGTCGGCGCGTTGTACAAACTAACAACCGCGCTCGGGCAAGCGGTCGTCGGTATGACCAAGTTTGCGATTACGTCGGCCAACACGCGTCGATCCGAATTGCTGCATTTGGAAGGGTTGACGCGGATCCGTACTGCAATGTCGATTACGTATGGGCTCGGTCGGGATAAAGCCGACGACCTCCAAAAGACGATCGACGAGGTCGCCGCGCAAACGTCGATCGCTCGCGAGAAGATCGCGCAGTACGGCGACCAACTCCAACTCGCGGGCGCACGCGGCGAGAATTGGAAAAAAGCGCTATTAGGTACGGCTATCGTCGCGTCGGCAACTAACGACGCTCAAGCCGGTATGTTTTCCAGTTGGGCGGCGCACACCGCGCTTATGGGCGGGTCGGTCGACCGACTCACCAATAAGATGCGCGACCGTTACGGCAATATCGTCAAGCAAAAAATGCTTGATATCAACGTCGTCGCACTCAAACAAAAAGAGGCGATCGACTCGCTGTTTAGCGGGCTCAAGATCGATCGGTTTTTATCGGTATGGGCGCAGCTGCAAGGCATGTTTAGTCAAACGACGGCGGCCGGTAAAGCGTTGCGCGCGATGTTGGTGCCGCTGTTTCAACCGTTTGTCGACGGCGCCGAGCGCGGCGTGCTCGCAATGAAGCGGTTTTTTCAGGGCATGATTATCGGCGCACTCGTCGTCGGGATCGCGTTGCGCAAGCTGCAAAACGTTTGGCGCAAAATCTTTGGTACCGAGACCCAAAACGATACACGCAAATGGTTTGACGTGTTCGTGTACGCGGGCGTGGTCGCGTTTGCTGCGATCGGCCTTGCGTTGCTCGGGCTCGCCGCCGTGTTTGCTGTAATCGCGGTGAGCGTGTTTGCGCTGTCGCTCCCATTTATACTAATGGCGGCCGCGATTGGGTTGGTTTTGTATGGCTTGTACAAGATCGTCGATTACCTGTCGGGCGGTCTAGACTTCGATGCATTTGTCAACCTCGGTCGCAATATGGTCGACGGGATCATTGACGGGATCGGCAACATGTTCGGGCCGCTTGGCAAGGCGTTTGCCATGCTCGCGCACAAAGCGGTCGGCGTGTTTTCTGACGAGCTCGATATGCACTCGCCCTCCAAAGTGTTCGCAGCACTCGGCGAGGATATATCGGCGGGCGTTGCGCTCGGTGTTACCCGCGGCGCACCCGAGGCGACCTCGGCCGTCGATTCCATGGCGTCGGGCTTGGCGCCCGGCGTCAACTTGCCGCCCGACGTGTCCATGTCCGACCAGCCGAGCGGCGGCGGTGCACGCGGCGGCTCGTCAGTGTCGATCGGCGAGCTCGTCGTAAACGCGGGCCCGTCGGGCGGCTCGCCTAACGCCGACGCGGCCGTGCTCGCCCAAGCAATCAAGCGCGAATTAGAGCGCGTGCTCGCGGGCTTGGTCGTGCAAACCGCATCGGGATCGGCGGCCTAACACCCATGGCTTGGAATCCAATCACCCAACCGACCGACCGACTCACGCTCGGCGGCCGTCCGTCGCCCGGCCTCGTCGAGGTGTTAGGCGCGTCGAGCGGGTATAAATGGGACGAGCTCGCGAGCTATGCCATGTCGGGCGCGTTGTTAGTGTTCCGCGGCCGCAAACTCTCACATTTCAAGCTCAATTTTACCCTTTGGACCGTGCAGCATTGGGCTGAATGGGAGTCCTTTCGCGGATTGCTAATCCGCCCGCCGCTCGGGCAATTGATTCGCGGTCTAGACGTAGTGCACCCGGTACTAAACGAGGTTGGGATACAACACTTAGTAATCGAGGATGTTGCCGCGCCCGAGCAAGTACAAGACGGCGTTTGGTCGATCGTCGTGTCGTGCATTGAATGGCGCACGCCGCGCCCGGGTAAGGCCAAGGTCGACGGATCCGAGGCGACGCCCGAGGATCCTTGGGATCTCGTACTCGGCCGACTCACCGAGCAATTCAACGCGCTCGCAACCGATCCGGGTAACCCATGACCGAGCCCGCATACGTGACAGTCGACGGCCGCGAGGCGGCGTCGGTTCGTTTGCTGGTCGGCTACGTCGGCCCTTGGCAGGCATGGGTGCATCTAAACGACGACGAGCCGTTACCCGTGCCGCCCGAGCGCGTGACGATACGCATTGGGTCGACGTCGTTTGTTGGCGTCGTCGCCGAGGCGGCCGACGGTACCCAAGGGTTGCAGCGATTCGCGCGGATCGTCGGCGGCGCGGGTGCGTGGGGCGACGTCGTCGCGACGCGCTCGTACCACAATGACGCGGGCGTCAAGGCGCGGTTGGTCGTCGACGACCTCGCAACCATGCTCGGCGAGTCGGTCGGTTCGTTTGAGCCCGCGTCGACGCGCATTGGGCGCGACTATGCCCGCCAAGCCGAGCCCGCCTCGGTCGCGCTCACCAACGCGATTGGGCCCGGCGTCGCTTGGTACGTCGACTATGCGGGTGTGACGCACGTTGGCGCGCGGCCGACCTCGACGCCCGACGTCAACACGTACCAGGTACTCGAATACGACCCGCGCGAAAACACGGCCGAGCTATCGGTCGACGACGCGGGCTCGGTCGTAATCGGCTCGACGCTCACCAATGGGCTCGACGCGCCCGCGACCGTGCGCGAGCTAGAAATCACCGCCGACGGCAACTCGGCGCTCAAGGTGCGCGCTTGGCTCGGCGGCGTCGCCCAACAACCCGGGCGGCTCGCTGGTCTAATCACGGCGCTCGTACGCCGTGTCGTCGCCGAGCGGTTGTACGGTATTTATAGGTACCGCATCGTTAGTCAACTTGGCGACGGCCGACTTGATTTGCAGTCAGTCAACCCGGGCGCGGGTTTGCCCGACCTTACGTATATAACATCGTGGCCCGGCGTATCGGGCGTACACGGCGACGCTGCGCCCGGCGGCGAGGTGTTAGTACAATTCGTCGAGGGCAACCGCGCGCAACCAATCGTCACCGCGTTTGCGCCGTATGGCGCCGATGGTTTTACACCCGTCGAGCTAGTGATAGGCGGCGACGTCGGCCCGCAAGCCGCACGCCAAAACGACGCGGTCGAGGTGTTACTGCCGCCCGCGGTATTCAGTGGAACGATCGGCGGCTCGCCCGCGTCGGGCGTGATTACGTTTGTCACCAGCAAAGCGGTTGGTGTCATTACGGGCGGATCCGCCAAGGTGCAAATCGCATGACGATCGCCAACCTCGGCGCACTGACAGTCGGCGCGGCCGTGCCCGGGTGCGAGCTCGCGGTCACCGCGGGCATCGCAGGCATTACGGGTGCGTTGCCGGATATCCAAGCGCGGATCGCGGCGCTCGCGGCGTTTACACCCGTTGAGGTGAATTTTGCGGCCGACCTCGCGGTCGCCCAAGCAACCGTCGCGGGTATCCAACTCGCGATTACATCGGGCATACCGCAACCCACAATCGCAGCTCAAATCGCAATCGTGTCGGCGCAGCTCGCCGAGCTCCAAGCGCAAGCGGTCGCGGTTGAGCTCCAACTCGACGCGCTCGTCGCGCTCGTCGCACCGCTCGCGGTCGCGGGCTTGATTGGATATGCGTACGACGGCGATGCGACCTCGGCGGGCGGCGAGATAGGCGCGGCGATTGTTGGTGACTACCCGAGCGGGCACGTCGACGCGTTGGTGCTCGTTACATCGATCTCGGGTGCGTGGTCGGCGCTCGGTCAAATCGTAAAGGTTACGCCATGAGTCTAACACTTGACCTTATAGCGGCCGAGATCGCGTTGGTGCCCGTGGCCGACCGTGCCGCGCCGCTCGCACTCGGGTACGGCGTCGACTTGGCATGCGTAATGGATGTAACGCCCGACCTCGCCGAGGTCGACCCGCTTAGTGTCACGGCCGTTGGGCAAGCCATTATGCGTCGACTCATTACGCCGCGCGGCGGTGTGCTCGACGACCAAAACTACGGATTCGACTTACGCGCGTATTGCTCGCGTGGTGCGACGTTGGATGAGTTGCGCGGGCTCGCCGCCTCGGTGCGGGGCGAGGCTATGAAGGATTCGCGGGTTGCCGACGCGTCGTGCTCGGTCACTTATACCAACGGTCAATTGACCGTAAATCTGACACTCACCTTACAGTCGAGCGACGGGCCGTTTGCGCTCGTATTTTTCGTGACCGCCGACGGTATCGCGCTGGTCGAAAGCATCGATAAAAATGGCTAGCCTCACCATTCAAGACCTAACGACGCCGGTCACCCGTCAAGAGGTGCAAGCGTCGATTTACAATATCCTCGCGTCGGTCGGCGTCGACACAACCGCATGGTCGTCGGGCTCGGTCGTACGTACGATGATCGTTGGCGTGTCGGTCGTGCTCGCCGCGTTTTCGCAGCTGATGGCGTTGATCGCTCGCTCGGGATTCCTGGCTATGTCGGCCGGTGCGTGGCTTACGATCGTCGCGAAACAAGTATACAACGTCGACCGCATACCCGCGTCATTTGCATCGGGTACGCTGCTAGTGTCCAATTCATCGGGCGCGGTGTACGCGCTTGATCCCGACGACTTGGTCATTGCCAATGTCAACACGGGCGCGACGTTTCGCAACACCGCCGCAATCGTAATCAACCCGGGCGCAATCAACTATGAGATTGCACTTGCGGCCGTCGAGGCCGGATCCGATTCGACGTCTAACCCGGGCACGCTCACCCAAGTCGTAACCGCGGGCTTGACCGGTGTCACGGTCACCAACCCGAGCTCGCTGGTCGGGCTCGACGCCGAGGGCGATGCGGCGTTACGTGCTCGGTGTAGTGAGACCTTGGGCGCGCTAAGCCCTATGGGTCCATGGGATGCGTACACGGCCGCGCTGCATAACGCGGTACGCGCCGACGGTAGCTCGCTCGGGATTACCCGCATACGTTTGCAAGCCGATGGCTACGGGCGGGTTTTCATTTATGCCGCGACCGCATCGGGCGAGGTACCGCCGACCGACTTGGTAATCGCCGACGACGCGGTGCAACGCTATGCGGCGCCGCAAGCCATCACTGCGATCGTCGATACCGCAACCGCGGTAATTATACCCGTCACGTATTCGGTATGGATGTACAACACGTCGGGCCTAACACCCACGCAAATCGAGTCGGCTATCGGTAGCGCGTTGAGCGCGTTTATGGCCGCGCAACCAATCGGCGGCAATATCATCGGCTCGGATCCGGGTAAGGTGTTTGTCGACGGCATACGCACTGCGATCGGTGCGGCGCTCACCCAAATCTTTCACGTCGTCGTCACCGCGCCCGCGCTCGACGTCGAGCCCGGGTTGACGGGTGTACCCATGCTCGGCCTCGTCACCGCGACGGCGATCAACCAAGTGCCGCCGCCCGAGGGGTACGTTGTGTCATGACCGAGATCATAACGTTTCGCGACACACTCAAACGGATTACGCCGCCTTGGCTTCAACTCGGTACGGCATGGCGAATCCTGTATGCGCTCGCGGTGCAAATCGACGCGGCGGGCGACGCGGTCAACGCGGGCGTCAAGCTACGCTTTCCAAATGTGTATACCGCCGAGTCGCTACCCAACATTGGTCGCGAGCGACGGATCCGACGCGGGCTCACCGAGTCGGACGAAAACTATGCGGCGCGGTTGCGGCGCTGGTTTGAGGATCATAGGCGCCGCGGCGGGCCCTATGCGCTGTTAGAACAATTGTACGCGCACTATGCGCCTAACAACTTCCGTATCGACTTTTGGTATGTATCGGGTCGTCGGTTTGTAATGATGCCCGACGGCACGATTACGACCGACGTACCGTCTATGCCCGACAATGACTATTGGTCGCGTTGGGCGCTGATTTATTTTACCGACGATTACGACATATCAGACGCCGTCGATCTCGCGATTATCCCGCGCGAATGGATTGCGGCGCACTGTTTAGGGTTGTTGATTGTGTTGCCAACGGGCGGCCGACTTTGGGATTACCCGCCCGATCGCCCTTGGAATTCTACTGATACTTGGAACTCGGCCGGATCGGCCGCGGTCATTCCCATAGTGAGTGCATAACAACCATGGCACATGTAATTACAGAAGTTGCAACGTTCACGCCGACGATTACCGTGCCCGACGGCGTCGACACTATGGTTGACGCGGCCGAGGTTGTGACCGCGATAGCTCAAGGGTTGGCCAATCGATCCCGCGCACTCAAGGCGGTGACCGACGTCGCGGCACGTACCAACATCGCCAACAACTTTACCGCGCTCCAAGTGTTTAGCGCGGGATTGACCGTAAGCGCGGGCGCATTCCAATCGCTGGCCGCGACCGTCACCACGCTAAACGCAAGCGGCGCGGTTGCGTTTGCCAATACGCTCGCGGTCACGGGTGTGACGACCGTTGGCGCATTGCACGTACTCGGTACGAGCCAACTTGATAACAACCTAAACATAACCGGATCGCTGGCCGCGACCGCGCAAGTACAAGGTGCAACGGTTGTGTCGACGGGCACGGTCACCGCGGCGACGACCATTACGGCGACCGCGGGCAACTTGCGGTTGCAAAACAACACGCGGATCGTCGAGTACATAAGCCCGTCGTTTGTCGAGCGCGTGGTGCCAATCGCCGAGGGCATATCGCGCGATGCGGCTAACACCGAGCTCGACGCCGACTATTGGGAGCAAACGGGCGGCGGCGTTGGGTTGATCGATTTTCCGATCCGCACGCCCGACGGCGCGGTGCTGAGTCAAGCCCGTATGATCTCGTTTGCGCCCGCGTCGGCCAACCAATTGTCATTGTTTGGTCGGTCGATCGATTGGAATACCACGCCGCAAACGCCGCCGTCGTTTGGCTCCAACATCGTAACGACAGTGAGCACGACGCACGCGACCGACGCCGTGATCACTACGGTTACGATTCCATCGGTGCCCGTAGACAACCTAACGGAAGAGTTCAAGTTGACTGTTTTGTTAGGCGCGACCGGAAACCGACTGTATGCACTGCGTCTGATTTACGCCGATCCCGGGCTCACCAACCGATAACGCCGAGGCCAATTTACTATGTCATTTCTCGACCCATTAGTTAGTGGTGTCGCCCGCGCGTTGCGTACGCTCACGGTTGACATTGACGTGTCGGCATTTCCGGCCGGATCGACCGGATACGTGTTGACCCAAGTGTCACCAACGGCCGCGCGGTTTTTGGAGTCGACCATGGGCGCATCGCTCACCGACTCGGCGCCGCCCGCGGTTGCGCTCGGCGGCGTGTCGGCGGTTGGCTCGTCGGGCTTGGCGGCGCACGGCGACCATACGCACGGGCTCGCCGTCGGTACGCCGATCGATTTGGTGCTCGGTATGATCGCCAACCCGGGCGCGGCCGCGTCGGTTGCACGATCCGACCACGCGCACGGCATGCCGTCGATTGGGCCGGGATCGGGCGACCTCGCGGCGGGTGACGATCCGCGATTTGATACGCCATGGATTCAAGTGTCGGCGTTTGCGCCCGACGGCGCGTTGACGACGGGCAATTTTGAGGCGGCTCTAAACCTCGCGGTTGCGTACGCGGGCACGTTGGAGCGCGGCGGCGGCGTGGTCGTGCCGCGTGGCATTTGGCCGATGGCCGCGACCTTGGAGTTGCCCGCACTCGGTTCGGGTAAAGAGTTTCGACTGGTCGGCTCGGGCAAGTTTGCGACCGTGTTGCAATGGGATGCGGCGCACACGGGCGCGTGTATCGAGATCACAGTGGCCGACGTCGACACGTTTTTTATTGGCGGCGGCATCGCCGACTTGACTGTCCAACAAGAGCTCGGTGGCGCGGCGACCGGCTTGTTAGTCCGCCAAATGTTGTTGTCAAAAGTCAGTGATTGCAGTTTCGAGGGCATGACGGGCGCGGGCGGCTATGCCGTGTACATGGAGGGATCCGAGGCCGGATACTCCAATATTCAAAACACCATATTTGAGCGGTGTCACTTTGCGTCGTGTGAGATCGGCACGCGTATCCGAGACTTTACGCAAGGGTTATTTGCGTTTTGTCAGTGGAACAATTGTCGCGAGCATTCGATCGAATTGGGCGGCGGATACAACCAATTCGAGATCCATTGCGCGATGTTTCAGGGCGGCGGGACATTGATCCCATACGCGCCAACGCCGGCGTGCATCATAACCGAGTCGCCCAACCCGGGCGGCAACATTATGTCGATTACGGGCCAATCGTATACCGAGGCAGTAACTACTAGTTTGCTCAAGCAAACCACGCCGACGATTACCGCCGACTCGTTTTATATCCAGGGTATGCAATTCAATGGTCAAACCGAATTCGGGTATGACGTCGAAGAATGCAGGCTAACACTGGTCAATCAACGCGGCTCGCTTGAAGCCGACGCACCGCGAATCAAGGCGCGCGGCGCGACTAACATTACTTGGTTCGAAGGTCCCGATCCTGATGAGCGGCCGGATTTATACGACCTCGACGAGTGGTCTAAGTCGGTATTGCTTGTCACGTACTCGGGCGGCATGTACCGAGGTCAAGCCGCCAACGCGCTATCGATTACCGAATTACTGCGGCCCGAGTCGGCCGAAATTTGGGATTTTGATATAGCGACCTCGCGTGATGTAATCGCGGGCGAGCTCGATTCGATCAAGGGCTTGGTCAACGGGTCGGTCGCTAGCGCATTCAATGCGGGCACGCGGCCGCGCTTCAACCCGAGCGATCCAAACTTTGGCGGCCGCGGATCGATTAGCTGCACGCTCGCGGGTATCGAAGGGTTGCAAGGTACGCTAGCCGAGCCGTTAGTCGCGGGTGATTACGGCGGCGTATTTGCGGTCATGCGCTCGACGGGCGCACCAACGGGCGGCGTACGTCGTGCGGTTGTGATGTTTTCGGGATCGTACGGTGCGCCGTCTCAAATGTTTTGGGTCGCTACGGGCGACTATGAGTCGGCCGACACGTTGATATCGGGCGGCGCCAAGGTCGACGCGCTCGGCAACTACAATACGAGCACGCTCGCGGGCCAAGTCGCGCACGCGATTTTATCGCAAGCGACTTTGTATGGCCCGTCGGTCGAGGTCGGCGACACCACGCTTTATACCGACTCGGCGGTGCATCCCGAGAACTACGGCGCGGATACTGCCAACCCGCTAACCGCGAATTTGTCGACGTTTTTGATTCCGGCGTGCGACGGCGCAACGGTTTCATCTAACGTCGACATTGCATACGTCGCATTTTTGAAGCGACGATTGTCGCCCGGCAAAATCCGACAGTTGTTTGACTTGGCTAATCAGTTGTATGGCACGGCGTACAACGCAGGTACGCCGGGCGATCCGGTTGCGATCGAATTCACACCGAGCGCGCACGCGACGTCGCACCAAAACGGCGGCGCCGACGAGGTCGCGACCGCAACGCCGGCCGCAAACGCGATCCCTAAAGCGGGCGCGGCGGGCACGCTTGCGCCCGGTTGGATTCCATATCCGTCGCTACAAGTAATATTCGACACGCCGGGCACGAGTGCGTACGTAATCCCAACCGGCTACAAAGCAGTCGGCGCATTGATCGCCGGCGGCGCGGGCGGCGGCGGATCGGGTGCGGGCGGCGCGGGCGGCGCTTCGGGCGGTACCGATGGGAGTAGCGGCGGCGGCGGCGGCGGCGCGGGCGGTTCATGTCCACTGGTACATGTTCCGCTTAACAGTTTGGCGGCGGGCACGTCGCTCGACATAACAGTTGGCGCGGCCGGCGTCGGCAACGCGTCACCCGGCACGGGAGGCGGGCCCGGCGTCATAGGGACAAGTGGCGCCGCAGGTAGCGCGGGCGGCGCAAGTTCGATCGCAATCACGGCGGGCGCTATGCAGGTCTCAGTGGTCGGCGGCGGCGGCGGAACGGGCGGATCTATTATTTCCACCTCTACGGGCGGTAGTGCTGGGTCAGGTGGTACCCGCGGCGCTGGTACATCGGGCACTGCATATACAGACGGCGGCCGATCTGGTAACGGCGGCTCGGGCGGCAACGGCGGATCTGTGCCGGGCTCGGGCGCTTCATCCGTGTTAGCTAGCGCGCAGTTCGGCGTCGCGATCGCAACGTACGCAACGGTCGGCGTAAACGGCTCGCCTGGCACCGCAGACGCAACGCGTAAGGGCGGCGGCGCGGGCGCTGCGGGCGGCACAAGCGCGCCCGGTTGGGGTATCGCAATCGGATCGCACGCTATACCCGGACTAACAGGGGCGGGATCTGGCGCTGCGGTCAACGGCGTCAACGGTGCCAACGGTAACAACGCTGGCAACGGCGGCACGGGTAACAACGGGACCACGGGCACGGGCACGGGCGCGGCCGGGCGCGGCGGTGCAGGTGGAGGATCGGGCTCGGGCGGCGGCGTAGGCAGCGCAACGGGCGGCACGGGCGGCAACGGTGCGGCTGGCATGGACGGCTCGCCCGGCATCGTGGTGTTAGAGCTCGTACGCACCTAACAGTCAGATTCGGCGGCGGCGGCATGTGTGCGGTGATACACTGACACATGCCGCCATTCCCTCGACCTGTTACGCCTCGGCGCGTCGAGAATATCGAAAGCGCAATCGAACACATATTTAGATGGTGCGCGCGGTTGGAGCGTCAGCTCAATTGGATCGCCGCCGTCTTACTAGTGGGGCTTTTGAGCGTGGTCGCTTTGGTATCTATTGGGTTGTTTATTATGGTGTATGGAGGTTGGAATCAATGACGGCCGCGCCCGTAGTCCTAGTACCACCCAAGTACACGACCCGTATACGTTGGGCCGATCCGGTCAATTACTCGCGTATGCGTCGCAACCCTACGCTAATCGTGTTGCACTCGACCGAGGGCGGCGAGGGCGATGGCGCGACCGACGACAACGTCGCGGCCGGCATTGCCAAACCCAAGCCCGCGGGTAAGCGAACCTCGTTTCACGCGGTCGTCGACGGCGACTCGGTCACGCTATGCGTGCCGTATATGTTGACCGCTTGGCATGCTGGACACACGGCTAACTTGATAGGCATCGGCGTCGAGATTTGCGGCCGCGCGTCGCAAACTCGCGACCAGTGGCTCGACGACGTGTCGGCTCGCACGCTCGGGATCGCGGCGCGGTTGGTCGCCGAGTTGTGCGTCGAGTTTAGGATCCCGACGACGTACCTCGACGCGGTCGCCTTGAACGCGGGCGTACCGCGCGGGATTACGATGCACCGCGATGTGTCGGCGGCTTGGCGCGAATCGACTCATACGGATCCGGGCCCGGGTTTCCCTATTGCGGAATTTATTACGGCTGTTAGATCGGTCTAATGACCACGCCCGCGACCACCCATGACATGGAACCGATACTTGCCCAAATCCTAACGTACCTCGGTACTCGGCCCGAGGGCGCTACGGGTTACGACGTAGTCGACGCGCTCGACGTCGACCCAGATTTTATTTGGCTCGCGTTGGGTTGGTTACGCGCCGACCATAAAATCGCCATAACCCGAGACCATTACGACTTGCGTCAAACGCGTTTTGCGCTGGTCGGCGCCGCGTAAGTCGCTTGGGTGGGGCCCGGTTGGTCGGCGGCATGCGTCACGCGCTTGCAACGCACGACCGTTGCAGCATGCGCTCGGCGCCGAGCCCGACCAACCGGGTTACCTAAGTTAGTCTCACCAACGCACGTGTTCAAGTTTTGGGTCGCCGTTGGGTCGTCGGCGACCGCGCATGACGTCGCGATGCCAACCGTCGGGCGGGTCGCCGTTCCCATCCCACGCATGGGCGCTCGCAATCGCCAATCGCGGATCCTCGTAACACCAACCGCCGTCGTATGTAGGGAAGTCGTTAGGGCCAATGCACACGCGTGCCTTGCCAAACGTCATGGCCCACACCGAGATCGCGCGGCCATCCTCGTCGCCGAGGTCGCGGTAGTACAAAGCGCCCTCGGATAGCTCGGCGGTCGTACTCACGGCTGCACCAACCGCGCTAGTTGCTCGGCGACGAGCTTGCATTGACCAATCGCATACACCTTGGTGCGGTACCGCGTGCCGCGAAACAGCGAGCCGACGTCGCGACCTAGCACGCTCAACATAGCGACCATACCCGGCAACATATCGACCGCACCGTGACCGCAATCAAACCCAAACCACCATACGTCGTCGGGCTCGCCCGGTTGCGGCACGTGGCAAATGTGACCCGAGCACGCGGCCGAGTACGTCATACCTCGGTGCACTAGGATCGATTGAACCTCGGGCGACTCGTAATGAAATCCGTAATACGGGTGACCATGCGCGACCGCGACGTACCCGCACCAATTGCCGTGCTCGTCGTGTCGACGCACGAAACACGGGTATCCGAGGTGCACCCAATCCTCGCGGTCGGCGCCCTCGTCGTGCCATGGCCCGGGCGGCCAAGACGACTTATCTACGTGGTGTATTTCAGGGGTTAGCATGACGCGCTTATAACCCGCCGATCGCGTCAAACGCCGCGCGCAACGCATCGCGCTCGATTCGCAGCACGCGGTTTTCACGTTGGAGTTGCTCGACCGACGTGCCCGCGAGCTCGACTCGACCGACCCGCGCGGCCACGTCGACGGGTTTGGGTTTGGGCTTGGGCCCGGGTTTGCCTTTGGGTTTGGCCACGATCGATCGCACTTCTTTCGCTAGGGGTTTGGGTTTGGTTTTGGCGCTGGGCTTGGCGCCCGTCCATGTGCCGCGGCTCGCACGCTTGAGCTCGCCGCGCTCGGGCTCGTTACCTTGGGCGCGTCGGGCTCGTACCCAGCGCTCGACCGACGAGTCACTGAGTTTCAGCTCTTTGGCAACGGTCGCCGCCGAGTACCCGTCGTAATACATGTTTAGCGCCGCGGTACGTTTCGTGTCGTCAAGTGACATACGTATTCCCTCCAATCACTACGCCGCCGACGTGTAACGCGTAAGTCATTTCATCGGCAACGTACGTGTTATCGCACATTGACCCGCGCACCACGCAAGCGCTAAATAGTGCGATGGCTAAATATAGCCAATGCAGGAGTAACAAAAGCAATGGGTAGACCGGCCTCGGGATTACTGGCGACCGATCGAAACGGCATGGCAATCGCGCGGATAACGCTCAAGTCGGGCGTGCCGCGGGTGTCAATCCGTTTGCACCGACCGATTGACGACGCGGGCGTTTGCGACCGCCTCGCTCACCACGTCATTACGCATGCCCGCGAGTTGTTTCAAGGCGGCCAGTTGAGCCGCACCGAGGTACGCGACGCGCTCGACGGGGCGACGCTCAAGGCGGGCGAGTGCCGCACCGTCGACCAGCTCGACCGTTATTGGGAGCTCGTCGTGTCGCGCCAATTGGTCGTCAAGGCGGCGCGTCGCGATCGGCCGCATACGTACGCCGAGGTCGCCGAACAATGGCTATCGGGCGAGATCGCCCGCAAACACAAAGGTATTGAAATGCGATCGTCGCACGGCGTCGACCAAGCGCGCGGCAAACTGACGACGTACGTGTTTCCGTTGATCGGTCACATACCCATCGACCAAGTCACCGCGGCGCACCTCGGCGAGGTGTACGACGGCGCGTGCAAACATATGCGTGCGACGACGGCGGTCAACTTGTGGGACATTGCGCGGCGCGTGGTGTCACTGGCCGCCGAGCCGTTGAAATTGATTGAGCGCTCACCCATCACCAAACATGACCGACCCGAGGCGGTCGGCCGCGCACATGCCGCGCTCGAACCGCAAGACGACCTCGACCTCATGCGGTGCACGGCCGTGTCGCCGCACGACCGCATGTGGTTTGGTTTCCTCGCACGTGAGGGGACGCGGGTAAACGAGCTCGCCGCGCTCAAATGGTCGGCATTGTCGCCGACGTCCAACATCCTCACCGTGTATATGTTCAAAACCAAGCAATACACCAAGTGGATGCTGTCGGCCGAAACCGCCGACGCGTTGCGCGCGTATCGGGTCGCGTGCGGCAACCCGCCCAATGACGCGCCCATGTTCCGACCCACGCACGGCATGAAGGTACAAGCGCGATGGTACCGCACATGTCTCAAACTCGCGGGCGTGTGCGAGCGTCGGCCCGAGTTGTGGGTGCACGACGACGACAATGGCCAAGTGCGGGCGCACGACTTACGCGCGCTTATGGTGACCATTGCGCTGGCCGCGGGTAAGCCCGACTCGCACATACGCCAACGAACGGGTCACAAGTCGGAGCGAATGATCCGAGTGTACAACCGCGACGCCGACCTGTACCGCGAGGCCGGGTTTACCTCACTCACGCCGCTTATGGAGGCAATACCCGAGCTCGCGGCCGGCGTCGCCATGCCACCCGACGCGCCGCGCAAGACCGGCCGACCTCGGAAACACCCGCCCAAAGCCACCCGTGCCGCCCGCACGGTAAAGCCAAGTAAAGCCGCCAAGTATTTAGCCATCGGAGCAAACATCATAAATATGGGCAAATCTGAACAGGTGTTACAATAGCGCCACTATTTGTATGTAGTGCGTATCGTATCGAAACCGTTGAATTATTTGGTCACATGCCCGCGCACTATTTTTCGTAAGCCTACGTAGCCAAGCGTAAAGCCATCGCCGCGGCTAAACCCGCCCGCAACACCAACGCCGTGTTGCGGGCGGTGTTGTTTCGTGCGCAGAATGCTAGACGTGGTCGCGATCATGCGGCCGCCCATGCAACACGAAAGGCTACCGCTTGTCCAGTTCTATACCAATCGCCTCGACGACCATGGCAGTCACCGCCCGAGCCCGCGTCGCCGCTCTCATGGCCGATCCTATGGTCGCTTGGATGTCAATCGTAGCGCCCGACGGCGTCATGCTGGCCGCGCTCGCGTGGGGCAACATCCTAGTCGCCCTCGACGACGATGAGGGCGGCGTATGAGCCCGCGGTCGGAATCGATCCGCAAGTTGCTCGCCGCGGGTTGGAGCACGACCGCGATCCGAGCCGAACTCGGTTGCTCGCACCAAGCCATCCAATCGGCACGCAAACACCCGACGCGCACGACGCGCGGCGTGTCACTGCGCGTCGAGGTGCGTCGCCTCGCCGCGCGCGTCGCCTCGCTCGAAGCAACGATCGCGGCCGCGGCGTCCAAGCGCGACTCGGTGCGCCCATGAGTGACCTCGGAATCATCATTGCCGGGATTGCGATCGCGGTTGGGTTGCGGTCGCTCGGTACGGGTATCGCGCTCGGGTGCGAATCGCTGGCCTCGGCGATCAAGGTCGCGTCAATCGGCGGCGCGACCATACATGCGACCGTGCGGGAGCGTCGACCGTGACCCGCGTCGTCGTCGCGGCGCTGGTCGGTGCGGTACTCGGTGCGGCCGCCGTACTCGCACTCGGCCCGGCGTCGCGTGCGGTCGCCAACGCGGGCGGTGTGACCGAGCGTCAGGGCGAGCGCATCGCCAACGCGTTGGAGGTCATTGCGCGCGGGTGTCGGCGGTGACCCCCGACGATCGATTGGTTGCACTCGTAACCGTCATGGTCACCGAACACTTCGGCGATCCCGACGGTGAGTACGACCTCGACGCGCTCGACCGTCATATGTGGAAGTTGCTTGACGCGCTCGCGGCGTGCGGCGTCGTGGTCACGGTTCCACCCGATTGGAAGCGGTCAACCTAGTTGGGTGGGCGTGTGGGTACGGGATCGGCGTCGCCGTCGCATGGTCGGCGCTTCCGACAAACTCCATACCCACACACTTAAAGCCGCACGGCCTACACCTAGGCAAGGACGCTCAAGGTGTAGGCCGCTCTCTGAGGAGAAAAGAAACGAATCCCGTAGCACGCACCCTAACGCTCGCGTGCGCCCGCTTCAACTAAAGCGCGGTCGTATTCGTCCATGGGTGCTCGGTGTGGTTGGATTTGCGCCGCCTCCAACGCCGCGAGCAAAGGCGCGGCCGCGATCGCGGTGCACCGCGGGCCCAAGCGCAACACTTGGATACCGTGCGCGTTGGCGAGTTTCAGTACGCGTTGCCATGCCAACCCCGTCGTCGCCATGCAATTGCGCGCAGTGAGCATGACGACCGCGCCGTACGCGGTCATGGCTAGAGTACATCCTCGGGCCGGGCGTCGGTCGTCACCTCGACCTCGACCAGCGCATCGGTAATGCCGTCGTCGACCTTGGGCGGCTCGGCGTGCGCGTGTTGGTAGGCGACGTATTCGACCTTGGAGGTTGCTTCCAACACGTCGCCGCCGCGCGTGACCGTGAGTTGGATCGACACTTTGCCGGGCAAGTATCGCAAGTCGTCGACCAGCGAGCCGAGCCGATCGACCGTGTCGGATATGACCGCCTTAGCGGCGTCCATTTGGGAGTAATCGAGCAATGCATACGTACGTGTTGGCGTGGTCATAGGGCTATCGTTTCCTTTCACGTGACTCGTAAATATAAATGCCGATGCTTATGCCAGAGAAAACCAATCCAATCGCGGGCACCAACACCCAGGGCGTTAGTATCCGCACCTCGACGCAAACCAAAACAGTCAGAATGTTGAGCGCCGTAACAGCCATCAAACAACCGATATGGATTGCGCGTGTCATCATATCGACGCCTCGACCTCGTCGAGCGTGCCGCCCAACCGCTCGACGAGCGACGTTTGACGCCGTGCCGCGTCGGTTTTGAGTGCTCGGGCGAGCCCGCGCTCGTCGCCGATTAGCGTTACGTGTTGCTTGGCGCGCGTGATTGCTGTGTACAATATCGAGCGGCTAAGCATGTGCGTGTTGGTCGAGTGACATACGACTATCACGCGCGGAAATTCCGAGCCTTGGGTTTTGTGTACCGTGAGCGCGTACGCGGGTTGGAGCGCGTACGAGTCGTCGCCCTCGTATGTGATGACGCGCTTTAGCTCGTCAAACGACACGACCACCTTGCGATCGCGCGTGTCGATATCCTCGACGAGTCCGATCTCACCGTTCATTACGTCGAGGTCGTAATTATTACGTGTCTGGATTACACGCGCGCCGCGACGTATCGCTAGCTTGCCGTCGCCCCGTGGCAAGGTCGGCATACCGACGTACATCGGCTCGCGGTTGAGTAACCCGTCGAGCGCTAGGTTGAGCGCGTCGCACCCGGCCGCGCCCGCGTATTGCGGTGCGAGCACGACGCATGCAGTTGGGTCGGGTGCGAGTGCGACCGCCGCGCGCACTGCGCTCGGGATTGCGGCCGCGTCGTCGACCGTTACCCACCTAAACCCGCTCGACGTTTCGAGCTCCAATGGCCCGCCCGTCAACACCTCGGGCGCATTGCGAATGACCCAAGATCCCTCGGCCGCGCGATGGTTGGTGCGTAGCCGAGCGACGGGCACAACGCCCGCGTCGATTAGGTCGCCAAACATGCGGCCGATGCCAACGGGCGGTAGCTGGTCGGCGTCGCCGATCAACACCAACCGCGAGCGCCGCGTGCCATCGAGCAACGCAAGCGCGATCTCATAGTCAATCATGGACGCCTCGTCGACGTACACGCACTCGGCGTCGAGCGGGTTGGCCGCGTCGTACGTCCAACCGCGACGAGTCCAACCTAACAACCGATGAATGGTCGAGGCGTCGCGGCCGGTGGCTTGCGCCATGCGCCGCGCCGCTTTACCCGTCGGCGCCGCGAGTCGTATCGCGCGGCGGTCGAGCCCGTCGGCGTCGAGGCGAGCGAGCGCCGCGCCGAGCGTGGTTGTTTTACCGGATCCGGGCGGGCCCGTTACGCACCCAAAGCGGGCGCGTACCATGACCTCGACGGCGGCGGCTTGCGATGGGTCGAGCGTGGTGGTCATTGTTCGGTCGCTCCTATCTCATCTAACCAATTTAGATAATCGTCCTCGGGATCCCATGGATACTCGATGCCATTGTTATATTCGCCAGACCGTTGACATTTGACCAACCATCGGGCGAGTTCAGGATCAAAACGAAACCACTCACCGTGAGCGCGCAAATGCTTCCATCGGTGATGAAACTTGAGCTCGTCGGAACATTTGTCAGATAGGCATGCAACTAAATTTAGTTGCACCGGGCTAAGCGATTGCAGGTCATGCAGTCGTCGCCCAAAGCTAACCGCCTTACCTATCTTTATCATGCCCGCGCCCTCGACCGCGTAAACACCCTTGGCGTCTGTAACTAGCCGCGCATGCGCTAGCCCAAACTCGGCCCAAACGTCGTCGAGCATATGATTATGGTTTCGCCCTCGCCGCGAGCTCGGCCGCCCACGCTCGACGTACTTGTTTGCTTATGCCTATGACGAGCCCGTCAATTGATTGCACGCCCGCTATACGTGCCCAAGCGACGATAAGCGTAACCGCGACCGTAAGCGGCACGTATATATCAACCTTGCCCGCGTATCGCTCGTCGTCGAGTACGGCGATCGCCGCGTGGTATGCGGTGTGCGCGCACTCGGCCGATAACTCGGGATTGATCGACATGGGCGCGGGCGCGGGCGCGGGCGCGGACCCGGGTTTGACGTCGGTCATAACACAACCACCTTTCGAAACCGTGCCACAACCGAGTCATCGACGACGTCGTCGTCGACAATCTCACCGTCGACGTCTACCCACCTAACCTCGGGATCGAAACTTTGGTGTGTGTCGTTTAGCTCGTCGTCGTCAGACAACAACACGGGCAACGTCGGATCTAACTCTTGGAGTTTGACAATCAACTCGCCGACGGTGAGCGGGCCGCCCGCGACGTCATAGTAATCGGGATGTACGGTCATGCGCTCGCCCCTTCGATTCGGCGTAGCAACCGCTCAACCTTGGTCGCGAGCTCGGCCGCAAACGTGTTGGCGTCGGCCGAGTAAAGCAAACCCATTTGTAAGCCCATGACGATTACGTCGGCCGCCTCGGTCACGATTGCGTCGGCGCCGCCGCGGCCACGTTGGAAACGAGCGAGTGCAAGTAACAACTCGGCGCACTCTTCAACCACCATCCATAGTTGGTGTGTGATGTTGAAATGGTCGAGCGCGGATTGTGCGGCCGACACAGCCTTAGCAAGTGCGAGATTGAGCAAGCCAAACGGCGATGCCTCGGCGCTCACGGTTGCACCTCCCTTACCATGGGTTCGATCGTGTAATAGTCGCTTAGGATGCGTACGGTACGCTTTACCGAACCATCATCATTTGAGTGTATGCATAACTCGACCTTGGCATAACCATACGATCGGCCTTGCATGGTGTTGTATATTTGCGCGGCGCTTTCCTCGGCCGCCGCGATGAATTGATCTCGTGTCATCGGTCTAACATTTCCTTTCCTACCACTCGTAAAATCAGTCGCGCGATACCGCCGACGATAGACGCGGCGCGTATACGGGTCATAGCGGCGACGTAAGGGTCGGGCTCACGGTCGGCATGGTCGAGTAGCGACGCCGCAAATCGCAGTCGGGCGCCGCACGTAAGCCGGTCTAGTTCCGACGACGCGTGCATATGCACCGCGTCTCGGGTGGTAATATTTGGCCGCACTCGCGACACCGCGGCGGCACGCAGTCGAGGTACCGAAACTCGACGCGTTGGGTTGGGAGTCCCGCGTTCATGCCCGCGCGCATGCCGCCCGAGATCCCGCGGTCGCAATACACGACGCGTACGGGACATTTGAGACCCCACGCAAAGCCGGCTTGCAACCCGCGCGCCCGCTCGGCCATGTCTGAGTCGTCGAGCACGCCCGACGACGCATACAACACATGCGAGGCCAAGGGCGCCTCGCCTCGGTACAACGAATCTCGCATACACCGCACCGTGTATCGAGCGTTGCGCCAACGTTGGTAGGCGGCCGCGAGCCATCTAAAGCCGGGCGGTACCCATGCGGGCGCGTACCCGGCGTACGGCGATTCGAGTATGACCAGTCTAGGCATAGACTGTGTGAATGGAATCGTCACCGCGGCACCACCCGCTCGGCGAGCCCGCGATACACGGCCGACTCCAACGTTTCGAGTCGGCGCGAATAAATACGGGCGCCGCGCTTGACGATTACACCGCGCGCGACCGCGGTACGGATACCGACCATGACCGCGTCGCGACCCGCGCCGAGTACGCGCTCGACCTCGGCTTGAAACACCCGCGGCCGCATGGATACGTGCCCGTCGTTTGAGTGCTCGTCGAGTACGTACTCGATACCCGCCGCGATGCGTTGCGGCGCGTCGCGTGCAATGCCGGATTTGCGAGCGACCGCGTCGGCACGCGACCAGCCAAACCCGTGTACCTTCCTAAATAGCTCGTACGGGTCGGCGCGGATCCGCTCGACCGCGTGCTCGGCCGTCAACCACTCGGTCAAACACCGACCGATTTGCGCCGACGTCAAGCCCCACCCGCGCAACGTAATTTGGTGCTCGCGGTCGGCCCGAGCCGCACGGTATGCCGCTTGGATCTCGAGCGCCCGAGCCGACGATATGCCCTCGACCAACGCTAGCTTGCCGGGCGCCGACTCGATGGCCACCCAAAGCGCGTCGACGCCGCCAAAGTGTTCGACGAGCCGCCGCGCACGGATCTCGCCGATGTTGGGCATGGTCGCGACCAACCACGCGATCGCACCGTCGATCGACACGGGCGGCGCAATCGTCGCCGACTCGACCTTGAGTTGCTCGCCCCATTTGGGATCGCGTCGGAGGCGGCCAGTTGCTTCGATGGCATCGCCCTCGCGGGCGCCGACGACTACGCCCACGATTGACGTAGTCGAGCCGTCGGCGCCGCGTACCACTCCAACGCCCCAACCCGAGTCGCCGTGTTGTCGCCATGAGGCGAGCTCACCGCGTATGGTCGTCGCGGTCGCGGCCGCGGGCGTCATGTTGCAAAATCCGCGGTGTCAAACGACGTATCCTCGTCGTCGACCTCATGGGTGATTACTTGGCGCAACACCTTTACGGTTTCCAAGCATGGCTCGACGAGCTCGGGCGGGTTGAGTTTGGGCTCGGCGACCGATTGGCCGAGTTTGTTGATTACGCTGGTCATGCGCAGCGTGATCACGGGCACGGCAAAGTTGCCCGATTTATCCATAACCAACCGCATATTGACCGTGTGCCAACAAAGCGGCTTGTTGACCTTGCGCCCGTTAGACAGTTCGCGCTTGTTAGTATGATATTTGTTGACGTGTTGGACGATAGCGGGCTCGCTCGTTTTCTTGAATCCCATTACGAACGGCTCGTTAGTCGCGAGGTCGAGCGCCAACACCGTGTAGCGATCGGAGCAATTGCGAAAGGCTTTATTTTTGGCGGTGCGTTGCCAATCGTAATCTTTGCAACCTCTGCAGCGTCGGGTTTCCTCGCCGCCGTCGCCGTGCCGCATGACGCCCGACTGACAATCGTTTGACACGCAAATCATATTGGTTTTCTTTTCGGCGTCGTCATATTCCGACCACGCACGCCAACCATGCACGTACAACAACACGGCCTCGATGGTTGGCACTTGGATTTGCGTTGCCGAGTTGTAAAACCAGTCTTTACGGAACGGCGTACCCGATTCGTCGAGGCCTTGTTTATTGAATACGTACCGAGGCAATTTGATTTTGTCGGTACCGATGGCTTGTGAATAGCCGTCGTTTACATCCGAGTCGCCGTATAGTGCCGCAAGCGCGCTATCATCTTGCGCGGCGGCCAATGCTGTCGATTCCGTCGTCATAGTCAGATCCTCCTAATCGTGCCAATACAGACGCATCCTTGCGCTGTGAGTCAGATTCTAAGCTTTGGTATCCATCCGTAAGACACACCCGAGCATGCGCACACCGCGTGCATTTCTCGCCCGGGCGGTCGAAGAAACGGCCGAGGCGCACCATGCTTACGACCGCGCGCACCCGCGAGTGCAACCGCGGCACGTCGTACTCGGTGACGCCGACGGGGCACCACGCGCCGCCGCGGTATTCGCCCTTGACGTATGAGTGTTCGGTCGGCTCGGCGTAGCCAAACCAAGCCAAATCCTCGACGCGACTTACTAGCTTTTTACCCGCGCGCAGATACGGCAAATAGTCGCCGAGGTGCACATGGTGAGCGTAAATCGGGTATTGGCCATAAGTCGGCACGTGCGCGACCGTGCCCGCCTCGACCGCGGTTGCGTGCGCGATAAGTCGACGCTCCAACGCGTCGCGCGACTCGCCCTCGTACGGGTGTTCGAAGTGCCCATGGGTGAGCGCGGCCGCGTATATGCCGCCCTCCCAACCATGGTCGAGCTCGATTTGATGCGGCTTTTGCGCCGATGTTTTCCAATCGCACATAGCGATTTGGCCCGGCCGCGCGATCGGCTCGTATATGCAGTCGACGTGCCCACTTAGCCAATACTCGCCGAGTTTGACTATAAAACCCTGTTCGAATGCCAATACTCGGCTAGCGCGTTTGGCTAGCGCATGCGAGGCGCAATACACTTGCTGTGCGCGGTCGTCGATTAGTCGGGTAAGAGGCGGGTCGTCGGCACGCCATCGGAGCGAGCCCGCGCGGTCGACGTACGACCGTATATAATCGGCCGCGTCGTCGCGGTTGACCAACCCGCATGCGATTGCTTCGTGAGTTGCATTACCGAGCACGGCTCGACCCGACGACGCCATAACATTCGCGTCGTCGACGGCCGGATCGTTGCGATCGTACCAAAACCGTTTCGGGCAACCGTAATCGCCCGTGATTGAGACCAAGTGCGACTTATGGATTGGGTCGAGCGCCGACCCGTACGCGCGATGATTCCATAACATTCGCGTCGTATAACGTTTTTGTTGCGTGCGACGCAAGTGAATTGCCGGCCGCACACACGAGCACACTCAAATTTGACTTGGGAGCGCGCAGCTATTGCGTGTCACGCGCGTGTAATGTCATGAACTCACCTCATGACGCCGCAACACTGGGCTGTTACATTACAGTTGTACCTATTGCCGGCCGACGCGGGCGAGCCCGAGGCGCGGTACACGTATTGTTATGCGGGCGTCGTTAGATACGAGACGCCGCGCGATATAGCGATCGGTTGCGCGCGGCACTTGCTCGGGCCCGACGCCTCGGCGGCCGAGGTCGTCAGGCTTGCGGTGCGCACGTGCGGCGCCTCGATTATGGCCGCGGTTACTTGCGGCCGCGAGGCGGCGGCGACGACGGTACGACCACGCCGCCGATCGTTCGGTCTAGGCGCTTACGCGCGCGTGGTTGCGGCTTACGTCGAGTCGGCGTCGGCGGCGCGGCGGTGACTATGTTGACGCCGGCCGCGACCGTTGAAACGGTCGCGTCGCCTTGAATCGCCTCTTGATAGGCTAACTCGATAGCTCGCCGACGATCGGTACCACGCGCCCGTTCGTTGACGTACGTGCGTACCCAACGCTCGACGTATACGCGGGTCACTTCTTGCAACCGCCCGTCTTTTGATTCGAGGTGCTCGCCAAGCGCCGCACGCACCTCGGGTGTCGCGCCGAGCGCGGCCAGCGTCGAGCGTATGCCGGCGTCGCCATATGCGGCGGCGGGCTCGGTAGGGCGCCTCGTATGGCCAAACAATAGCGAATCGGCCGTGCAATCCAGCACGCTACACGCGGTCACTAAATGCGGCGTCGATATGTCGTGTTGACCCGAGTCCCAACGTGCGACTTGCACGTAATGCACGCCCATAGCGTCGGCGAATACCGACGCGTAAAGCCTTGCGCAAGATACATAGCGCGTAACCGACGATTGAGCGTGGGCTCATCAAGCGGATTTGTAACGTCGACGTCGCCGTGTACTGCAGGCGGCTCAGATTTGGTCATAGTTGCAATGCGAATGTGAACATGTACCCGCGCGCGAGTCAATGGCGAAACGTTGACGTTATATAACAAACTTGTTATTGCGCGAAACCATGGATCTATATTCGTGGATTGAGCAATCGGGTTTCCCAATGGCGTCATGGGCGCGCCGGTGGAAAATCGAATATGCAACCCTAAGCAATATCGCGCGTCGTCGGTCACGTGCGTCGTACGATATCGGTAAAAAGATTGTTGCCGAAACGTTGGCGCTCGCGGGCGGTCGGCCCGAGCTCGTCGTATCGCTCGACGAGGTATGCGGCAAGCTACCCGAGCAAACGCCGGCGTACCCGGATCGCCGCTTCCGTCGCGACGGATCGGTTGCGGCCGCGGTCGTCGCCGCCGTGCCGCCGACCAGCGCCGCGGCACGCCGAGCCAAACGCGCCGAGCCCGCGGCCGCGCCCAAGCCCAAGGCGGCCGTCGCACCCGCGCCCGCGGCGCCCGCGACGCCCGCGACGCCCAAGCCCAAGCGTGCACCCAAGACGGTCGCGCCCGCGCCCGCCGCACCCGTCGAGCCCGCTCGTCGACGCGGTCGTCGCTCGGTCGATATCCCAGATGACTACCGCCCGCCCGTGCCCGCGGTCGCCGCCGCGACGACGACGCGCGGTCGAAAGGCGGTCGCCTAACCATGGCCCGAGCACCAAAAAAACCCGCCGCGCCGCGTGGTGAACGCGAGCAACGCGAGCTCGAATGCATCCTAACCGAGGCCGAGGTTATTGCGCGCGGCGACGATATGTCGGCCGCGGAAATCGAGATCGACGAGCATAAGAAAACCCGCCGCGGGATCACGGGCTCAATCAATGAGCTCGCCGAGAAGCGCAATAAACTCGCCCGCGTAATCGAGGCCGGCAAAGAAAAGCGGCTGGTCGAGTGCGAGTGGACGCCCGACTTTGGAGCGGGCCAAACCGTTTGCGCTCGACTCGACACGGGCGAGGTAATCGAAACTCGACCGCTCACCAACGCCGATCGCCAAACCGGCTTGGCGCTCGTACCCGACGACGACGAGGGCGACGACGCACCGCCGCCCGCCCCACAACCCGACGGCACAGTCGGGCCAACCACCCGCACGCCGCGCCGTGCCGCTGCGCCCAAGGAAACCGAACACACATACGAGTCTTAACGCATGGCCGACGACTCGACGGTTATCCCGATATCCGAAGCCAAGCGACGACGCGAAGCGGCGACATACACGCCGCCCGATATGCCGCTCGTACCCGCCTTATCCGAGGCGCACCGAGTACATTTAGCGTCAAGCGGGCTTACAGCCGCAACCGTCGAGTCGGCCCGGATTTATTCCGCAACCACTCGTAACGAATTGATAGCGTTACTGGGTCGCACCAATGTGCCGCGCGGCGGTGCGATCGTGTTTCCGTTTTACGAGCCCGGGGCGCCGACGCCGTACGGGTACCGAGTACGACCCGACGCGCCGCGCACCATCAAACCAGCCAAGCCGGGCGGGCGCGCACGCGTAATCAAATACGACCAACCGTCGGGCGATGCGGTCGGCGTCATGGTTTACTACGCACCCGCCGCGCTCGCTCGCGGGTCGTACGCCGACGCAACCTCGGTTGTGTACTTTACCGAGGGCGAAAAAAAAGCCTTGGTGCTCGACCAGTGCGGTTACACGTGCGTCGGGTTGACCGGCGTTTGGAATTGGGCGGACGCCGACGCGCGGCGCACCGATCGCACGGTTTGGCGACTGCACCCGCGCATTGCTCAACACGTGCCGATCGCTGGTCGCCGATGCGTAATCGTGTTTGATCAAGATGCACATACCAACGTCGAGGTCATGTCGGCCGCTCGGAAGTTTGCCGCGGTGTTGCTCGACGCGGGCGCGGCCGAGGTTGGGTTTACGACGCCGCCCGAGTGGTGCTCGACCAAGGGCATTGACGACTACTACGCCGAGCACGGCGCCGAGCGGTTGGCCGAGTGTCTCGCCGACGCCGTCGAGTTGTCGCCCGATGCGGCCGACGCACGCGACATACCGCTCGGGCGGATTGAAGCTTGCAAGGGCGCACCGATACCCGATGGGTTGGTGTTGCCGCGTATGTATGAAATCGGCGAGTCGGGTCGCGTCGTGCATCACACTGGCGAGCGTACCGCCGAGGTGAGCCCGCGACCGATGTTGGTGACCCAATACTACGCCGACCACGCGTCGGGCGAGCAAACCGCCGATGTGGTGTTTCGTGCGGCGACGGGTGCGTGGGTGACCGCGCGTGTGAGCCGTAAAGCACTCGCCGACCCGCGCGCCATGGTGAGCGAGTTGTCACCGCTCGGCGCACCCGTTACGTCAGTGTCGGCCAAAAACGCGGTGTCGTGGTTTGCCGCATATGAAACCGCCAACGGGTCGACGCTACGCGTACGTAAGTCGTCGGCGCACACGGGTTGGCTTGGTACGTCGGGTGTGTTCATGTCGCACGAATCCATTTGGCGTGACACGGATCCCGACGTCGTGCCGAGTGGTGAGCTAACGAGGTTTACACGCGTACTCGCACCGCGCGGCACGCTAGACGCGCATTTGGTCGGCTTGCGTCGCGCATGGGCGGCGAGTCCACTCATGCGGGTCGCGATATGCGCTGCGCTCGCGGCACCCATGCTCGCACCACTCGGCATGCGCGGGTTTGGTGTGCACTTGTGTGGTGACTCGTCGCGCGGCAAAACAACGATGTTGAGGGTCGCCGCGAGCGTGTACGGCGATCCCGACGATCCGGCTTGGGTCGCGTCATGGAATACGACCGCCAACGCGGCCGAGGCGCGCGCGGCGACGCTGTGTGATCTGCCCTTGTTTTTTGACGAGGTCGGCGCCGCCGATCCCGACTCGGTACAACGCCTAATTTATACGTTGGTCAACGGTGAGGGTCGGACGCGACTAACACGTGAGGCGGCGCTTAGACACACCGCGTCATGGCGCACGGTCGTCGTGTCGTCAGGTGAAATGCCCATGACGTCAGAATCGATGGCCACGGGCGCCCAAGCCCGCATCCTCGACCTCGCCGTCAACGGGTTTGGTACGCTCGACGGCGACTCAAACGCGATCGAATTGGTACGCACCGAATGCAGTGCCAACGCGGGCTCGCTCGGGTGCGATTGGCTCGCAATGCTGGTCGGTTTCGAGGCCGACGATTGGGCCGTGTTGCGTGACCGTCGACGCAACAAAAAAGGCTTATTTTTAGGTGCGGGACGCACGTCGGCCGTGCGCGGCCGCGTCGCCGAATACGCCGCACTACTCATGGTCGCCGAGTCACTCGCGGTCGAGCATTTTGGATTCGACCCAAGCGGCGTCGACGTCGCCGAAACACTCGCGACCGACGCGAGCGAAACGTTCACGGCGGGCGAGTCCATGGCGCGCGCGGTGACCGATTGGATAGCATCGAGGCCCGATAGTTTCCCGATCGCTCAAATCAACTCGCGAGGGTCAATTACTATCAAGGGCGGTGTGTATTCTAACGATCGATGCGGAATTAGAGTCCATGACTCTGACGACATATTGACCGAGGTTTTGATCATACCCACACGGCTAAAAGAGTTGTGTACCAAACACCATAAAAGCTACCGCGCCGTAGTGCGCGACTGGGTCGATCGCGGGTGGTCGCGCCCGGGTTTGAATGGTGCCGAGGCGCGCATGGAAGTGCGCCGATCGGTCGAAGGGCATGGTCAAGCGCGTTGGGTGTCGTGGTTGGGCGCTAGTCCAAGCGAAAACTGAGTTAGTCCAGTCTGAAACTTGATTGGACTAGCAGATTCGATCTGCAAGTCGTCGGAATGAAAGGGTTTCTAGGTTGCTAGTCCAGTTAGTCCAGTTAGCCAACCCAAAACAGGGGGTCACACATGTGCAGGTGCGTGCGTGCACACGTGCATGTGCATGCGTGCATGTGGCTCTAGTTTTGAACGGACTAACTGGACTAACTGGACTACTTATTATGTATCTATATGAAAAGACTAAATAAATAGGCAGTCCAAAAAGCGGCCGAGTTAGTCCAGTTAGTCCAAAACGCCAAAAACGCCCCACATGCGCACCCAATCGAGACGACGACCCGCACCGCCGACCGACCAACTCACCCTCGGCGAGGTACCTAGCGCGCCGCCTAAGCCCGCCGAGCCCGCCGAGGCCGTCGAGTGCGTGCCCGCCGCGCCCGCGCCGCCCAAGGCCGCTGAGGCGCCGCAACGGCCGATCTTGACTTGGGTCGACGAGGTCGGCGCCATGCCCGCGGGTTTGGTCATGGGCTTACCCCTAGCTGTAAGCCTACGTCTACAGCTACGCGGGACTAGCCTAGACGTATGGGCGTGCGCCGACCGCGAGCGTTACGCCGCACTGCGCCGCCGACGTGAGCCAGTGTTCACACCGAACGAATGGGCGGCGCTCGTATGCGCAGTCATGCACGACCGCGCAGGTGTGGGTATGGCGGATTGGGTGCGCCGCAAAACTACTGCACCACACTGGGAACTCACCCGCGACGTTGCGCTAGGCGACGTCACATTACACGCGCCCACACTGAGCAACCCGTCAGTACGTGTCGTATGCGATGCGTGGTTAGCCGAGTTGGTCGCGGTCGAGGTCGGCGTATGACGAGGTCGCCTAAACGGGTGAAAGTCAACACCGCATCCTACACCGCGCACCCTATCGTCGTACTAGCGGTCGACACGGCGTCGGTGAGTGGTTGGGCAATTCGTGTGCGTGGCAAGCTGGTCGCAAGCGGTCAAATCGACACCACGCGCCGAGGTGCGGCTGGTGTCGTACTCGGTCGCGCAATCGCGCACGCCGACGCCCAACAACTCAAGTTGTGGATTGTATTAGAGCGTGCGTGGGGCGGTACGACTAACACCCTAATCGGGTTGGGTATGGCCCGTGAGCGTTGGATGTCAGAGATCCGATGCGCGCGCTTGGTGTCGCTCGGTCGGGTGGTGTCGGTCATGCCGTCGCAATGGCGCTCGGGTCTATTCGGCTCGCGTTGGGTACGCGCACCACGCGACGAGGTGCGTGCGTACGAGCTGCAATACGCATCGGGCGAGACCAAGCGCGGCGACATTGGCGACGACGAGGCCGCGGCGATTTGTATATCGGCTTGGGCGGCACGTGCCGCGCGATTGAAAGGGTAAGGCGGTGACCAACACACTCAGCGAGCTAAAGTCGTTACGTCTAAGACTCCAAGGCGCAGCACGACGCGACACGCTCGTCGCGCTCGACGTCGCGATCGAATCAATCCAAGCGCTCGACCGTACACGCGCAATCAACCAAGTGTTTCGACTGCAACAACGCGAGCCGAGCGGCGTCATGTGCCCAGACTGCGCCCGCGAGGCGTCGGATTGGTTAGAGGCCGCCTTTAGAGGCGACGACCACCCGTGACGCTGGCCGAGGAAATCGCCGCATTCCAAGCGCGGTACGACCTCACGATCCCGGGCGTCGCATGCATGATTGGGATATCGCCCGCCGCCGTGCGACGCATCTTACGAGGCGGCCGCCCGCGCGGCGCAGTGTTTGATAAGTGTCTCGATTGGATAAAACGCTGGAAAGGGCATTATTAGACCCAATGAATGCAGAACAAATATTAGCCATTATGGAACTGGTCGGGCGGCGCATGTCAAACCCGCCCGAGGTTGTGATCGCGGTCGTCGAGATAGTCAGACGCGCGGTCACATTGTTGGAGCGCGTGCCGCCCGTAGTGTTTTTGGTCATTGCCGACGACGGTTCGGTTGTGGCCGCGTACCGCGATATTGAGATAGCCAAACAACGCGCACTGCGCGCGCCCGGATCACGGGTACGCAAGGTACGTATACAGCGTACAGACACGACGCCCGCGGTCGTCGTCGAGGGCGACGACGAGGCTAGCGAATGAATTGCGCGCGTATGTTATATAACACGCTTGACACCAACCCGGCCGCGGGCGATTTTGGCGGCCGTGTCAGTTGAGTTGGCAGGGGTGCGGATGATTCGACACACAGAGCGAGCGGTATGTATCCGCCTCGACGGCAACCGCGTTTGGATACCACGCGCACACATGGTCAAATACACCCGCGGCACGGGTATCGGCCGCGTTTGGGTGAGCGACGCGTTCGCCGCTCGACGATGGCCCGACGGTGCGCCAACCCGTGTGATTTGGCGGCTTGGGAGCGGTCATGCCAAGCGGCGATAACGGCGAGGCGATGTACCCGCCGTACGGTTGCGACCTCGTCGCGGTCGAGCGTTGGGAAGGTCGCACCGACCCGCGTTACCTACCCGGAATGCAGATCGGCCGGGTAACGGTGCGGTCGGCGGTGTTGGGTGAAAGTGCCCGCACCCGCCGCGGCGAGCTAGCCGCCGTGCGTGGGTGGCTTGTCGAGGTCAATAACACGATCGTTGTATCGCTCGACCTCGTCGACAACGCCTTGCTACTCGCCGACGAGGTCGAGCGATTCGCCGCGGGCGACCTCGACGCGCTCGCCATACACGACCGCGACGCCGTCGACCCGCGCGCGATACTCGGCGAGGCGTTGTTGCATTGGTCGCGGCATGTGATCGCATTCGACCGCAAGGGCAAACCCGCGCTTGGTTATCGACAATGGCTAAACGAGGTAGCTAACAAATGACTAACACCACCCATACAGACAACTCACCGTTTGTTTTATTGGCAATGGGCGTATGCGTAATGATTGCGGTCGGCGTTGTGGTTTACGCCGAGTCGTACTCGTACGCGGCAATGTGCCGCGCCAAGGGCGGGCACGTAGTGCACCGCGCGGGCAAGGCATGCTTACGCGACGCCGACGGCCTCGCGTTGGTGATCCCATGACTGTCATGGCGATTGGTGACCAGCAATGGCAACCGCACGGCGACGCCGCACGGCGCATACGCCGCGAGTACCTTGGGCATACGCTGGAAATCGACTTGGTAACCTATCGGTACTGGGTACGGCTCGACGGCGTGCTTATGGCGTACGGCGAGGCCGAATCGATGCGGCAAGCCATGGCCGAATCCATGGAGTCGGCGTCATGACGACCCGTGAGCGCGACCTCGACGCCGAGGCGGCGGCCATCAAACTCGCGGCTAACGCTGCGCTCGACGTACTCAAATCGAAGGTACCGAACAAACAAGCGGCGTCGGCGATATTGTCAACTGTAGCAATTCTATTATACGCGGTATATGTATCGCACCCATACTCAATAGCGACGCTATTGTACGGCGTACGCACGGCATTACACCGATTATGCAAGGACAACGGTACACCCGATGATAAAGGCACTGATACGCCGACCTGACGGGACGGTAAACGTCGTGGTCGGCTTGAGCCGACTCAACCTAATCAGGCTACTCGAAGGCAAGCCGATCCAATTCGCGCTCACCGAGATCGCCCGCCCGCCCGCGGCCGAGGTCGACGTGACCCATAAGACCCTAGGCGAAACGATGTTGACAATCGTTGGCGGTGAGACCGAGGCGGCAATCGTCAGTGAACTAACGGCCGAGCTCGGGCCGCCGACCTCGACGATCGAACACGTGACGCACGTGCCCGGGTGCGATTGCGACGACGCGCCGCACGAGCGCGATCCTCATGGGTCTAACTAACTAGTGACCGCACCGACCCGTAATCACCGCGCCGTATTGGCTGTGCACGCGGCACGGGTTGCCCTCGACACACGGCGCGTATGGCTCGCCTTGGCGCACGACTTGGCAACCGTAATCAAGGTGGTCGACCGACCAGCGAATCAACCCGTAGTTCGACTCGTACTCGCAGGTCGCAACGGTTCCATTGGGCAACCAACACACCACGGGTACGGGCGCGGGCGCGGGTTCGGGCGTCGGCTCGGGCCCGGGCTCGCCCGCGTCGGCGTCCATGTCGTGTGCGGGCGGTGCGGGCGCGGGCGTCGGTGCGGGTTGGGCGACGACGGGCGGCGTCATGGGCGTTGGAGCGGCTTGCGGTGTGTTCGGTGCGGGCGTCGACGGCGCTGGTCTAGGCGCTGGATACGTTGGCGCTGGCAATACCTCGACGATTGGTGCGGGCCCGACGCTCGGTTGCGCGGGCTCGACCTGGAATGACGGCGACGACTCGGCCGACGGCGCGACCTCGGCCACACATGCAGACACCACACACACAACCAAACCCAAAACCACTAAGAGGCGACGACCCATGACTGACGAATCGGACGATACCCACGAACACTTGAGCGAGGGCGACACGGCGGCCGGATACCGCTTTGCGCAAGCCATTGCGGGCGCAGCCGACGAGCTCGGTACCAACCACATTGATTTGTATGTCGGTGTGGCCATATTCCTAAGCTCACAACTAGCGGGCGCACCGTACCTCGACGCCGCGCGTATGATGGCCGACTTGAGTCGGTATGTGTTGGAGGCGGTCGAGGTCGTACTAAAAGAGCAACGCGACCTCGACGACGCCGCCGAGCCAACCGTCGAGGTCGAGATCGTAAGCGTGCCCGACGCCGAATCGGCAATCGCGCACGTACGCGATTCGGAGGTACCGCCGTTATGACGAGCGCGGATCGCACCAAGTTTCAATACGCCGACGGCGTCCCGTTGCCCGTCGAGCTCACGGGCGAGCTACACACCATAATCAACACCGCGTTGGGCTACGTGCGCGATGAAATCATAAAGGCGCCGCGTGGGCTGCAAATGGAGGCCGGTCTAATCATCGCCGCAACCATCATAAGCGCGTTTGCAGACGCGAACGGCGTACCCGTGGCCGACGTAATCGAGCATATCCATACCAACATACGCGCCATGCGCGCGGCACAACCGAGCACGCCCGATGCGGGATGAATTCGACCGACCCGTGACCGAGGCCGTGCAAACCTCGGTGTTAGCAGCGGTGCACCGCGTACAAGACGCAATAGAGCGCGAATCGGCCAACGTCGACCCGCATTGGCGCTCACAAGTCGCCCTGATCGTCGCTACGTATACGTTCTATAAGTACGCATACGAGTCGGGCCAACCGCTCGACGTCGTCATACGCAAGTGTTGCGAAAACGTGCGCGGGTCGGGTCTGCTATGACGACCACGCCGCCCGCCAATCAAATCAGCGTTAGCAACGTAATCCAGCTGCACCCGGATTACTCGGATTGGGGCCCTCTACTATGCATAGTCGACCGTGTGTATGATTGGGGCGTACGTGCGTATTGGTTTGTGGCAGAGGAGCGAGGCAAGCCACCCGGCCGAGCATACATACGTGTTAGGCATGGCGAGTACGATGTTATCGGGTACGCCGCAACGCTATGTACCGACGACCTAACCGACAACCCACATAGCTCACCAATCACTAAAGACGATTACTAGGTACCACCATGGACGTCGTATTAGTAGATGGTGAGTTGGTATGTACCGTGAGCACACGCGACGTGTATATGCCAGCATGGGCAACCATGGACTATGCGCTAACGTCGCCCGAGGCATGCGCATGTGACGCGTGTTTTGAGTACACGTGCGAGATGTTCCGTATGTGTCGCTATATGTATGTAATAGCGGCCGACGCTGGGTATATACGCACGCCCGAATAACGTAGTAGTTTCGCGATGTATGCAAGGTGTGCGCGGCGACCCCCCGTCTGACAGTATGGGGGAAGGTAAGTCCGCGCGGGCAAATAGAAAAATTCCGGGCAAATTTCAGAAAAATCTGGAGGTGGGACGTGTCAGACACTCAGGGGAAAACGGACGAACCAACCGACCCGACACGAGATCGTGTCTATCAACTTACAGTCAAGGCGATTGCCACACTAGATCGGGAAATGCCCGAGGTACGCGACCTCGACGTCGGCGAGCAATGCGCGCTTTTATTGTCAATCGCCGCGGCGAATATTGCGTTGGTTTATAGACTCTCACCGCGCGGCCGTACACGCGCCGACATATTGGCGTCGGCGGCCGAGGGCGCCGAGTTGTGGTTTGACTTGATTGTCGAGGGCGACAAACGAGCGGCGGGCCAACTCTTACAAACCATAGTCGACGCGGTCGCCAAAGCGCGGGCGGGTCAAGCGCAACTCTAAACCCAAAACCGGATCGGATCCCACACATGACACAGCCGACTGACACGACTCCCAATCACAAACTAGACGACTCGACGATTGCCCAGCGCATTGCCCTCGCCGCGACCAACGCCGCACGCGAATCGGGCGGCGGCCGCGGGCACGTGTTTACAGCCATCTCGATGCTAATAAAAAGTTACGCCGAGGTTGACGAGGTACCGATCCTCGCGATCGCGTTGCCGCTTACGTTAGGCGCGTACGCGCTCAAGTACGCGACCAAACGTGACGCCGCCCGCGAGCTCGCCCGAGCGGCACGCCGAGCGCGCAACGCCAAGTTGATTGACGAGCTATTGAACGCGTCGCTCAAGGGCGCACGGGGCGTGTCGTGAGCCAACCTAAGCTAGCGCTGGCCGCGGCGTACGCCGAGCCGTCGACCGTCGACGAGCTCGACCGCTTGCTAGACGCGCCGCACCGATTGTCGGGCGCGGCGCCCGAGGTCGTCGCGACGCCCGCGGTCGAGTTCAAGGCGATACCAATCGAGTATTACGGCGTGAGTATGGTTGGTGTCGACGCCGCGCCGAGCCGCCGTCAATGGTTCGACCTCGACGTCGACCGCGAGGCGCGTTGTATATGCGGCAAACGAATCAGCGAATGCCCATGGCGCAGCTGGCGATAACGGATTGACGCAACCGACCTTGGTGCCCGCACGGCCGACTGTCTAACCGATAGTCGGCCGTTTTTTTATTTGGTGCTACGGTTGTGTGCGTGGCACGTACTAACAAGTATTCACCCGAGCTAGGCGATCTAATAATCGACGCGGTACGCAAGGGCGCGTTTAGGAAACACGCCGCGGCCGCGGTCGGCGTCACCGAGGCGGCGCTAAACCATTGGCTCGTACAAGGGCGCGACGGTCGTGAGCCGTACGTGTCATTTGCAACCGAGCTCGACCGCGCGGTCGCCGACGACGCGATCCGTATGCAGGACATTATCAACCGCGCGGCCGAGTCCAAACTCGGCGGCGGCGATTGGCGTGCCGCCGCTTGGAATTTGGAGCGCAAACACCCGACTCTGTATGGTGCGCGGCAAGTGACCCAAATACAGCCAACGCCGGCCGAGGTGACACCACCCGCGCCGACGCCCGAGCCGAGGCCGTTTAGCCCATTCCTACCCAAGGCGCACGACGCATGAACCATACAGATCGGATCCGCGAGGCGGCGTACTATCTAATCGAGCGCATGCAACTAGAGCGCGGCGTGTATTGGTCGGCGGGTACATGCGATCGGTTGCTCGACGCGGCGTGTATGTGGGGCCGGTATAGCCTCGCCCTCGCCGAGGATATCGACGACGACCGACGCGAGCGCCCTTGGCCGACGCGCCCTTGGGTCATTAGTAGCAATCCGCATATGAGTAGGTGGTGAGCGTGGCCGACCCGATCCCGACGACCGAGGGTCAACGCATGTTGTTATGCGTACAAGGTACGTTGTCGGCGATCGCACGCGAGCTCGGGATCCGCTCGGTCAACTCGGTGTCGGAATGGCGCCAAGGGCATAAGCTACCGAGCGTCGAGGTGCGGTACCGCATGCAAGAGGCATTTGGGATACCCGCCGCCGCTTGGACGCTCGCACCGGGCTCGACCGTCGAGCTCACCGCACCCGAGGCGCCCAAGCCGGCCGCCCGCGCGACGACGCTCGACGACTGTCTAGGGCTATGGGATGCACTCGACCGCGCGCGGCACCAACCCGGGCTCGCGGCGACCGAGCGCGTGCGACTTGCCGACGCCGCCGCCAAGGTACTCGCGTTGCGCGCGCGCCTTGAAGCGGCGGCCGAGCTATCCGAGGATCGCTATGTATTCAGTCATCCGGCTTGGCGTCGGCTCAAAAAACTAGTGTTAGATGCGCTTGAGCCGTTTCCCGCGGCCGGGTTGGCTGTACGTAAGGCGATAGCGTCGGCGCCGCGTGCTAGCTTGACTGTTAGTGACCACGTCGAGGATTGATTACGAGGTAACGCGTCGTAAGTACCAACGCGCCGAGCCAACGCTTGCGACGTTTGCCGACGATTTTGATCGTGCGTTGGAGCTTCAACTAGCGACAACGCTGCATATACGTTTCCCTAATCCCGAGTACCAACTCGACCCGCAACGCTTTTTTACTGAGATCCTCGGCGTCCAACCATGGTCTAAACAGGTCGAGATCCTAAACGCCGTACGCGACAACATGCGCGTCGCGATCTCGTCGGGCCATAAAGTCTCGAAGTCTCACACCGCGGCGGGTATCGCGCTTTGGTTTTATTGCTCGTTTCCCGACGCGCGCGTAGTGATGACCTCGACGACGTCGCGCCAAGTCGATCAAATACTTTGGCGCGAATTGCGTATGATGCGTGCCCGATCCGGGCGGTGCGTCGCGTGCAAACTCGCCGACCCAACCGGCCTAATCATCAAACGCCCATGCCCGCACTCGGCGCTAATCGACGGCGAACAAGGCGACCTTGCGCGTACCGGGCTTAAGTCTGACGACTTTCGAGAAATCGTCGGGTTTACGGCTAAAGAGGCCGAGGCGGTCGCGGGTATATCCGGGTTGCACTTACTATATATAGCCGACGAGGCGTCGGGTATCGATAACACCATATTCGAGGCGATCGACGGCAACCGTGCGGGCGGCGCTAAGATTGTGATGTTTAGCAACCCGACCCGTAACGAGGGCGAGTTTTTCGATGCGTTCACGTCTAAGTCGCGGTTTTACTTTACGCTGCGCATATCGTCGGAGGAAACGCCCAACGCGGTTAGCGGAAAGATCCTGATACCCGGGCTCGCGACCCGCGATTGGATCGAAGAAAAGAAACTCGAATGGGGCGAAGACTCGCCGATGTACCGCATACGCGTGCGCGGCGAACACGCGGTTTATGAGGATGCAAAGATATTTAGCATCCATATGATCGCCCAATCCGAGCAACGTTGGGCCGACACGCCCGACACGGGGCGGTTGTACATCGGAATCGATCCCGCGGGCGAAACAGGCTTGGGTGACGATTCGTGCTTTTCGGTGCGGCGCGGTTTCAAACAACTCGCACTGCGCACGCACCGCGGGCTAAACGACGACCAGCATTTAGTACAGTTGTTGTTACTAATAGAAGAGTTTGCGTTACCACGCGAAACACCCGTCGTCGTCGTCGACCGCGAGGGATCGATCGGCTCGACACTGTTTGGCAAGCTACGGGCGCACACTAACGAGGTCGGGCACTCGCTCGCGTACGACCTCGCCTCGGTGCGTGCGTCCGACCGAGCGACCCGACGCCCGCTCGTATACGACCGCATGCGCGACGAGCTCGCGGCAAATCTCGAGGTGTGGTTTCGCGAGGGCGGCGCCATCTTAGAAGACGCCAAACTCGCGCACGAGCTCCATTCAATGGAATTCACCCAAGCAATCAACGGCCGCGTCAAGCTCACGCCCAAGGACAAATTACGCAAACTGTTAGGCCGCTCGCCAGATAGGTTTGACGCGCTTTGTTTATCGGTGTGGGAGCCACTGAGTTTACAAGCCGGCCTCGACACCTCGGCCCGCGCAGTCGCCGCACGCGAGGGCGCCAAACACAACTCACTCAACACGCCCGCCGCGCGCACGCTCGACCCATATGCGGGCATGAATGCATTCAAGAGGCCGCGATGATTACGCGCGGCCAACGGTTACTGCTAGCGCTCACCGAGCGCACCGAGCGGCGTGCAATCGCGGCACGGTGCGCTGTGTCGGCGTCGTGCGTATCCGAGTGGTTGTCGGGCGACGCTCGACCGTGCCCGCGGGCTCGCGTCGAGCTCGAACGGTCTTACGGTATCGGTATCGAGGATTGGTCCAAACCACACGCGATCGCCGGCCGACTCACATATTAGATTCGCCGCGCGCACATAAAAGCTGTGTTTGATTGGGTGCGTGGCGAAAGCAAACGCACTGCAATCAATTGTCGGTCGGCTGCTAGGTATTAGTACCTATCAAGCCGAGCCCGCGATAACAGTGCCCGAGGGTACCGACCTCGACGACTCGTTAGTTGTCAGGTTACGGAAATTGCTCGGCGGCCAGATTCAACTACCGTCGTACTCGCAAACTAAATGGTATCTAGACGACCTCGACACGGCCGAGCATAACGCCGACTCGGGCGACTTGCGGTTGGCTGGTCGACTCATGGCCGCCGCTCGACGCGACGGTGTGATCTCGGGCGTGCTTTCGACTCGCACGGGCGGGCTCGTACGCTTGCCGCGGCGCTTTCGAGGCGATCCCGAGATCGTCAAATCACTAGAGTTGGGTAACGACTCGGTGCGCTCGGTGTTCGATGAAATGTGCCCGCCGTCGGAACTAGCCTTGCTAGCCGCCGATGGGTTGCTGATGGGTGTCGGTGTTGGCGAATTGCTACCCGTACCCGGCCGCGACTATCCCGTTTTGTGCCGATACGATCCGCAATACCTGCAATACGTTTGGTCTGAAAACCAATGGTATTATTTGAGCGCGGTTGGTCGGCTCAAGATAACGCCGGGCGACGGCCGTTGGGTATTGCACACGCCGGGTGGTCGCATTGCGCCTTGGCAGTCGAGTTTATGGCGTGCGATCGGCCGCGCATATATCCGCAAGGATCATGCGAATTGGCATAAAGATTTGTGGGAGGCAAAGTTAGCCAATCCCGCACGCGTTGCCGTCGCACCACAAGGCGCGTCGGAGCAACAAAAGGATTCATGGTTTCAGGCTGTCATGGCTTGGGGTGTCAATACCGTATTTGGTATGACGCCGGGCTATGACGTAAAACTAGTTGAATCAAATGGTCGTGGATATGACTGTTTTGTCAAGACTATTGCCGACCAAAACACCGAATGCATCATAAGCATTGCCGGTCAAACGGTCACCGTCGACGGCGGCGCGGGTTTTCAAAATTCGGATATCCATAAGACGATTCGCGCCGACCTCATCAAGGAAACGGCCGACTCGCTCGCGTACACGATCAATACTCAGATCCTCCCGATCTTTATTGCGCGTCGGTACGGCGTCGAGGCGATCGACTCGCGGCCGTGCGTCATGGAATATGACGTAACACCGCCCAAGGATCGCAACGCCGAGGCGACCTCGATGGTCACGGTCGGCAATGCAATCTCGGGTCTAACAACCGCACTCGCCTCGGCCGGCCTGGAGCTCGACGTGGTGCGGTTGTGCGAACACTTTGCGATCCCGCTCGTCGAGGCCGACGCGTACGTCGACACGTCGGGCGCCAACACGGGCACGGGCACCAAACCAAGCCTGCGCCTCGTCAAGGGCGGCGCCGATTCGGGCGACGGCGTCGCAGCCAACGCGACCGACGCGGCCATTGCGGGCGGCAAGCCTGTCGCCGACACGGCGCTGAATGGCGCCCAAGTGACCGGAATGCTCGACGTCGTCGAGCGGGCGGCCGCGGGTCGCATACCGCGTGAAACGGCGATCGAAACACTCAAGGTCGCCTTTTTGCTCACCGAGCCGCAAGCCGATGCGTTGTTGGGAACGATTGGCCGCGGGTTTGTGCCCGCGTCGGCCGAGCCACCCGACCGCGCGGCCGCACCACCCGCACCCGAGGCGCCCGACGCGCCCGACGAGGTTGCAGCATGACCGACCTAATCAACTCACGCGGTGAGGTCATTGGCCGCACGCACGCGCCCGTCGAGACACGCAAGCTTGAGCTTCAAGCGGGCCATGCATACGCAATCGACACCCGAGCAATCGGCGAGCTCGTACCCGCACGTAAGTCGATCCGCCCAACCTACGAATACGACGGCGTCGCAATCGTATCTATCGCGGGCCCGCTCACCCAACGGGCGGGCGCGGTTGACGACTCGTATGAGGAAATCATCGGGCGGGTTGCGGCCGCATGTTTCTCGGAAGCATGCGCGGTCGTGTTGGAGCTATCGACGCCGGGCGGCGACGCGGCCGGGTGTATCGAGGCGTCGCGTAAGATCCGCGCGATCTGTCAACTCGCGGGCAAGCCGGTTTATGCATGGGTGTTAGACCGGGCCAACTCGGCCGGGTACGCGCTCGCATGCGCCGCCGACCGAATCATACTTAGTGAGTCGGGCATAGTTGGCTCAATTGGCATAATTGCGACGCGTACCGACACGTCGAAAGCGACCGCCGCGGCCGGCGTCGCGATCACATACTTTGCGTCGGGCGCGCGTAAAGCCGATGGGTATGCAGACGCGCCGCTTACCGAGCCCGAGTCGATTGCGTCACAACGCTTAGTCGATTCGCTCGCGGGTGTGTTTTTTGGCCTCGTAAAAGAGCGCCGAGGCGTCGACGCAAAAGCGTTAGACGCGGGTGTGTTTCATGGCGTCGACGCCGTGAGCGCTGGTCTAGCCGATTCAATCATGTCGCTAGACGCACTAATTACTCTAATCAAATCGGGTCCTGTAATGGATGATAAAGAAGAGGCGCGTAAGGCGCTTCAAAAACTAGCCTCGGGCGACGGGCCCGACGCTAAGCGCGCGGCCGCCGCACTCGCCGCGTTCGATAAGTCTGACGAGCCCGACGCGGCGACGCCCGACGACGAGCCCGACGCGGCGACGCCCGACGACGAGCCCGCCGACGACGCGTCAAAAGATGACGCCAAAGCCATCGCATCGCGCGCGATGAAAATGGCCGCATCGGCACAAGCCGAGGTGCACCGCATGCGCGTCGAGTCTCAGCGCGCCAAGGCGGCCGACGAGCGCGGGCGATTGCTCGCGAGCCGACCAGACTTCGACCGCGATCTAGTCGCGACACTGAGTGATCCGAGTTGCCCGATCGCAACGGTCAAACACTTGGTCGCTACGTTGCCGCGCGCACTCACGGGCGCGACCGCATCGGCCGCACTCGCGGCCACGGGCGCGACACCAACCATGCCCGACGCATCCAACGTCGTCGGTCCGCGATTGTCGGCCGAGGCCAAATTGGAGCTCGACCGCCGCATGGGCGTCGTACCGACTAAGCAGGACATCAA